TAAGAAAAACAATTCCACAATTCCAATTCATCAAGTCTCCTGGTTGGAACAGCTTTCGGTTGAAAACCACGTTGAATAAAAGCCGATATGGGGAGACGATAAAAGACAGCACCGTTTTCCATGATGGCATGGAAAAGGATTGGCCTTCCTGTGATTGAGGCAATACCGAAGATAATGCAGTCTTCAACTTCGCCATGATGTTTTTTAAGGTCATATAAATACTCCTTTTTTATTTGCGAGTATTGTACAGGAATATTTGCATTTAAGTAAGACATATTTTAACCTCATTTATTTAAAAATCCTCATCGGATTGCTCCTCCCTGTTGTTAATAATATCACCCCAACATTCGCCATCTTCAAAATCAACTTTATTTGGCACTTTAAGAGGAACGGCTTGTTCCATAATTTCTTTTATCTTATCAGCTTGTTGTTCTGTTTCATAGGATATATTTAACTCATCATGTAATTGAATCATAGGTGTCATGCCTGCTTCTTTTAAATTAATCATTGCTTGTTTAGTCATGTCAGCTGCACTACCTTGTATTAATTTATTTAGAGCTTTATAAGTAAATGCTCTTTTAATGTTTTGTGATCCGTGTTCCAACGACGCTTCTTCAAATGTTTGTGGTTTATGCATACCAAACGTTGCTGGCTCCCACATGTTAAATCTACATTTCCTACCAAGTATAGTTCTAATCCAACCTCGTTGTTGTGCACGATCCATTGTGTGATAGATAAGTTGTTTTACAAACGGAACTTTATTATGATATGTAGCCAAAAGTTCTTTTGCTCTTTGTTCTGTAACTCCTAATTGAGCTTGTAATTTTGCTCTACCCATTCCATAAAATAATCCAAGGTTAATTGTTTTTGCTTGTCCTCTTGGTATGTCAGCTATCTTCGCAACCATTGAATGAAAATCTGCTTTTCCTTCCTCATACTCATCTGCAATAGAAGCCACTCCTGTAGTTCCTAACGTTGCTAGAGCATAATGGACTACCAGCCTAGGTTCTTGTTGAGAATAGTCAAAACAACCCCATCTATGGCCTTCCTCAGGCATAAAAATAGACCTAATACCCATACCAATATTAGTGTAATTAGGTAGTTGTTGTAAGTTAGGGTTAGAATAAGAAAGTCTACCTGTGATGGTTCCTCCAAAATCTCCTCTTAATTGATGTATGTCGGCGTGTATACGGCCTTTGTACACGTAATTTTTTATAGATTCTAAAAATGTATTATTTAATTTATCTAATTCTCTTGCACTTGCTATCGCTCGTAAAACAGGGTGTTTGTGATTTTTTAAATAATTTTTTGTAAAAGAAGGTTTTTTTGTTTTTTCTGTTCTATCAAAATCATCAATGTTTAATTTATTACAAACGCTTTCAATACTTTTTGCAGCCCATACTTCAGGATAAATACCAGTATCATCGTGTATTCTTTTTATGTAATGGTCATAAGATTTTTTTAATTGATGTTCTAACTGTTCTACTTGCAGTTCACTTACTCTAACTCCTTTTATTTTCATTTCTAGAATACAAGGAAAAACTTTTTGTTCTAACTCTACAATTGATTCTAAATCTTGAAACCCTATTTCTTTTTTCAGTTCTTGCCAAAGAGCTAAAGTTATTTCAGCATCTTTTTCTGCATACTCTCCCACATACATTGCAGGTAGCTTGTACATTTCTGCCTTGGGATCAACACCCCAATCTTTTGCAGCTTCTTGTAATGCTGTTTCATTTTTATTCATACCAGTGTAATCATATGAAACAGAATTTAAATCATATCTAAACCTATTTTCATCAACTAGAGAAGTCATAATCATTGTATCAATGATTGTTCCGTGGACCGTGAGCCCTAGTCTATGAATCCAACACATATCATAAATAGCATTGTGAAATATTTTATCTGCTTTTGTTTTTAAAACATCTTGAAACCAACCAAGAACTTTTTTTCTTTCCATGTTGGGACCTGATTCATGTGCTATTGGATAATAAGCTGACCAATTTTTTACAGCAATAGCTATGCCAACAACATCACCCTGTCCTCTCATAGAAGATGTGCCTTTTGTTTTTAAATCTGGATCTTTTGTTTCTAAGTCAATTGAAATTTCATCGTATTTTGATAGATCAGGAAATTCATCAGGAGGAAACCATTCTGTTTGTGCTTTAAAAATAGATTTCTGTGTCATTTAGTTATCCCCCATGAGTTTGATTTTTTTTTTATTTCTGCTTTCACTGGCTCAGGATAGTCTCTATCAATCGCCATGTCAATGTAATGTTTAGCTTTTAGTAAATCTTCTTTCTGATTTTTTTGTTTGTGCCTGCACAAATATTTTATAGCATTGCCTTCCGCAAACGGAATATTATTTCTGTTAATAAACTCTGATGGCTGAATGACCATAGACTTATAGTGATCACCCCCTACCTGCTTTTTATATATATCATCCTTCATCTTCTTCTCCATAAACCTCTCTTTCCATTCTTCTTATAAATCTGTAAAATTCATCCTCTGACATAATTTTGTAATGGTGGAAAAGGGTTTTTGTATTCTGTAGGTAATTCTAGTAAATATAAATCTTTTTTACATCTGGTAACTCCCACATAACAAACCCTAAGTTCCTCATCCTCCTTTCTATCATCACCCAACATATAAGCTTTTAAAGAAAAACCCCACTCAACACATAAAACTACTTTATCTGCTTCCATTCCCTTTACTCCGTGAATGGTAGATAATATAATTTTAGTATCTAAGTTTTTATTTTGCTCCCAACATCTTAATAAATAATCATTAAAATCTTCCTTATCTATAAATAAAGCGTTAGGTTTTTTTGGTCCTTTAATTCTAGTTGTGTCAAAGAAAAAAATATCGTGCCACATCTTATCTAAAGGTGCATCAAAGTGATATTTATTTTTTAAAATTTCGTAAGAAAAAAGTTCACCAGTATACAGTTCCGGAGGCGCTGTGTCTTTACTTGACATAGCAGTTTTTTTTCTTTCAGAAATATATTTTGGTTTTATTTCTTTAACCATTTTGATATAATCGGTGCCTTTTATTAAATTACCTTCCTGTAAAGTATGCCAAGATTCTATTATTTGTTTACATTTTTCAGGAAAAGAACTTTTAAGTTTACCTCTATCATCCATGCTTTGTGATTTTTCTTTAAAAATTAAACCTTTGTGTTTTAAAAAATGTGCATATGCTTGACAATAACTTTTTGCTCTTGCGCAAAAAATAGCATCAGAATTTACATTTATTACATTATCTATTTCTTCTAAATCATTTATATATTCTATAGAACCTTCGTCTTTAATTTTTGGATCTATTCTTTTTTCACAAGTAAATTCGTTACCTAATCTATGTTTTATGTCATTTCTAATACTCAATGCAAAATCATAAATCTTACCTGGAAGTCTGTATGATGTTTTTAAACGTGTTATATTTTCTTTTTTACAAGGCCATTTTTGAAATATTCTTACGTCAGACCCTTTCCATCCAAATATAGCTTGGTCATCATCACCAACTAAATATAATTCTTCTGTTTTTTGAGCTATTTTAGATATAACTTGCCACTCTAATTTTGAAAGATCTTGAACTTCATCAACCAAAACCAATTTATAACTAGGAAACTCTATGGTGGGGTATAAAGCTTTTAACAACATGTCATCAAAATCAATAAAACCATTTTGACTTTTAAATTTTTCAAGGTTACTAAAAAAATAACTTAATTGTGCTGTGTGCACATTTTTGTATTTATCATTTTCGCTTTCTCTAAAAAAATCTAAAACTTTTTCTAAATCATTTTTATATTTTTTTCTTTTGTCAAAACCTATAGAATGTTGAGCTTTGTTTATTATGTCATAATAAATAGCCATTCTTTTATCTTCTTTTTCAGTCCATTGCGCAGGTTCTTCATCTTCTTTGTCATATTTTTCATCTTCCAACATTACCCAATTGTCTGGATCAGAAGCCATTTTTTTTCTAAAAGACGTTTTTGCACTTGAATTTAAAATGTCTGGTTTACCTATCTTATCTAAACAAAACTTATGTATGGTTGTAATTGACTCAGATTGTTTTTCAGTTAACAAACCTTTTTTTATAACTCTATTTTGTAATTCTTGTACGGTTGCTTTTGCAAAACCTATTAATAAAACTTGATCTAGTTGCAAACCACCTTTAATATAGTTAGCTAAAATTTCTAATATCTTTGTTGTTTTACCGCAACCAGGGCCTCCTAATATTTTATATCTTCTCCTATAAAATCTATCTAACATTAAAATGCACTTTCTTTATCTTTGTTTGTGTAATTAGGAACTTCTTGCTGAATTTCAGGTTCATTATCAAATTGTTCTTTGTTAAGAACATATACCCATCTTTTAACACCTTCTTTTATGTGAAACTTTTCTCTTGTAACTCCATTTATTTTTTTTAACATTTGGTGAGTAATGTCTGCTGTAATGTTCCATTCATCTGATTTTAAATATTTAAAAAAATCTCCAAAGGTAAATTTAATTGTGTCTTCGTCTTCAAAAGGTCTACCTAATAATATTTTTTTCTTATCTTTAGTTACTCTTGTGTTAAAACAAAAACTTTCTAAACTTGTTTTTAATCTAAATGCAGGAAGACTTTCTTCAGGAGCATCTATCTCTGTAGCTTTTTCTTGAAGTGCTCTTATGTGCATGTCCCAATTTTTAGTTTTACCAGGAGTCTTACCTGTTTGTTCTGTTGCAGATTCTCTGGCTAAATCTTGTCTAACCAATTCTTTTGATGATAATCTTACTTCTTCTCCATTAAAACCAAGATACCAAATTTTAGGATTAGATGTAACGTACGATAAAGGACCTAAAATTAATTCATTGTTTAAAGATCCGCTAATTCCAAATTTTCTTTTTATACATTCTTCTTTGTTACAAAAACTTTTTAACCAATCTTGATCACATCTGTAAGTGTAATCTTTTTTTTCTCTTGAACCAATAACATTGCTAACTTCACTAAAACTCATACCTTTGCCAGCAGGTTCAAAAAATTTTTTATTATAATCTAATGTTTTATCTTTCCATTCTTCAGGATATCTTTTTTTAATGTACCTAGTCATATCTAATAAAACTTCATTTCTTTGACTTTTAGGAACACCAAAAGAAGCTAAAGCCTGCATACAAGGAGGACCATCTTGAAACCAATCTCCTGAATCTCCTTCGTCAATGTTTGATTTTAATTTTTTAAGTTGTTGGGGTGTTACTTTATTTCTTTCGTAGTGTTCAAAAAACTCTTTAAGAGAGGCTGAACTGCCGTCCTCCTTTATCATATAGCGAACCGTGTTTTTAGCATTGTGGTATGGTAAGTTAATCCAACTACCAGCTGAACCTTTTTCTAAATTTAAATATTTTTGAACAGGAAAAATTTTATCTGGTTTACAATCACCAAATATATTTTTTATACTGTGAAGTTTTTCTCTCAACAACAATGCTGGAACAGCTTCTGTTAAAAATATATAAATATGTATTCCGCCACTTTTAGATTTAAAAGGAATAAATGGCGCGTTTAAACTTTTAATTTTTTTGTATAATTCTTTTACGTCTGGTTTATATTCATCTAAATCTATGGCACCCCACATACAAGTGCTATCACTTCTTATAGGACACAAACCTAAACTATCTGCTTTAATAGTTTTATTTTTTGTTTTTACTTCAAATTTTACCCCTTCTAAATGTGCTTTCCACATTTCTTCTGTGTGTGCATAAGAAGAAGTAAATGATGTACCAGATTTTTTACCATCTCCATTGCTGGAATCCATTTGATGATAACCAAATCTTTCTTTTAAACCTGTAAATATCTCTCTAAATTTTTCTACCATAAATTAAAAGTGGGCAGTTCCACTCTCGCTTTCCTGCCCACTACCTAGGATTCGTTAGTATGGTGAGCTACTTGTTTCTTCTGATCCATGTTTAGCTTGAACTTCACCTTTGCCTACTCGCTCAGCAAAGTTTTTAGCTATGTCATAG